ACCGCCAGCGACAACTGAAAACTGCAATTCGCTATCATCAACTAAAGTTGCACTATTTGTAACATCTTGATTAGCACTTTTAATAATGTAGTTCCATCCGCCTATTGTTTTATTTTTCCAAAGCTGAGTCGAACTCTCATAAAGTAAAGCATCTTGATTAGCAGATGTTGAAATTGCCACATTATGCAATTCGTCAAGCTCATATCCGTTATCAATTTTAACGTAGATTTTGCCTTTTGAAGCGTGAGCATATTCGACATAACCAATTCTAACCTCGTGAATTGGTGCCGTTGGTTTTACTTTTGTTATTGCGCCAGCTGTAGTACCGCTTAGGTAAAGTGAATCACCATCCGACCACGTTTCGCCTTGCAAACTTCCAGATGTGTTAATATTTTCAATTGTGCCAACACTCTGAATAAACCCCTCTTGATTGCCATTTATATTCTCAGCAACTAATCCAAGAGTTCCAGCACTATTTACGTCAGAGTCAGCCCTTGCAAGCTTTACAGAAAGTCTTTGACCCGTAGCACCCGCAACGATGCAAACTTGATAATTAGAAGCCAATAAATTGACAAGCGGTGTTGTTTTATTTACAACTCTTGCAAATTCCTGAGTACCGATTTTCAGCTTTATTGAACCACCTGAAACCCCACCGACAAAAGTACCATAATTGGCATCAAAAGTAATTTGACCAGAAACTGGATTAACCGAGCTACCTAAATTAAAAGTAATGGAGTCAGTATTTAAAAGGTCGTTATTGTTTAGGTCTATATCGTTTGCTCCTGCAGTATTGCCAGCAATTAAGACCGTCGCTAAATCGTCACCACCTCCCCCGCTTAACTCAAAAAAAAAATCAGCCGATAAAAGCGTAATTAAGTCGTTAACATCGCCCGCAAAAGGAATTGCAGCGGCAGGCTCAACCTGAGTATTTTGTACCTTGTCGACAATAATACCCGCCCATTGATTAAAGCCAAATTTTACGATAATTTCGTTGTCGCTCTTAACATCTAATGAGTTGACATTTATCAATACTTTTGAAATATTGCCCGAGGCATCCGTCAAAAGTACATTGCCCGAAGTCGTTTTTATTATGTTCATATTAGTAAAATATTACGTTTGTTGATGTATTCTTTTTTAGTTCGCAGGCTCGACAATGGTTGCCAGTGTGCTCATAATATCCGCAATTGCATAAAGTACCACAATGACCGCAATCATCGTCACACGGGCAATTTCTGGAGTCAAATAGGGGAAAGTCTGCTTTATTTTTGCAAAGGTAATTTTCGAGTAAAGGTTTTAAATTGTCAATTCTTTGCATCATATTGTCCTGTAGGAATCTTACTCCCTGAACGCCCGTATTTTGCGCAAATTCCGAGTCGTTGGAATAAATACCCTTTGAGCTGACTTGCATCGCTACAAAAGGAAGCACCTCGTAAAATACCGAATAAGCCGTATACCTCAGTAAGTAGGCAGTCCAGAAAGCCTCATAAACTGGATTTGTCGGGAACTTTAAAACAATCGAACCGACTGAAGGGTTATAGTTGCTCTCTGCAGGGTTTTGCTCTAAAATCATATCCTCATAAAGATTAGAGCCGAGCACGGGTAATATAAAACGCTCCTCGCTATCTTTAACGTGGGGGCTAATTTGATTAAGGTCAAATCGAGCCGTTACGGGAGCGGGTCTATATACCCCAGTATTTACCACCTCAGCGGGTTTAATTAGTGTTTGCATCGTCTTCTATGTCTTGAGTTTCTGTTTGCTGTAATGGCTCAAATCCTAATTCCTGCCTCATCTCATTAGCCGTTAAAATCTTTTCAACGGGTATATCCCCCGCAAAGCTGACTGGCATCGGCTTAGATATATCCAAAGCAATATTCGACCAATTTTCGCCAAGATATTTCCCTGCGTCTTGGATAACTGGATTAAGGAACTTTGTTAAAAATAACCTTTGCATCGGTCTAATTACTGTATGATAAACAATGTCAAACTCTGAGCGGATTTGCTGATTAGTTCCTAAACTTCCCGCAGTTCTCAACCCCGTGAGCGATACCGACCACCTATGAGCAGCAATAATATTTGTCTGGGCTAAGTTTTGAAGCGTCATAAATTCGCCCTCAGAGGAAGAGTTTAAAACTTGCACGTCACTTTTATAGGTCGGGTCTCTTAATGCCTGAATAAACATTTTAGAATTGTTACCCGTCCCCGTGAAACAATCTTTCATTGCTCGGACCACTTGCTGAGCTTCCTCTTGATTAGCTGAGCCAAAAAGCGAAATAATAGCCGAAGGAGTAAATCCGTTTTCGAACTTACTTTGATTATATTTCGGGATGCGATACTCAAGCTCCGCCCAGATTTTAGCACTCACCCAGTCGGGAATCCCCCAATAAACCAAAGTTGGCTCGTAATTTTTAAGATGAATTATACTTTTTTCCACGTTCCCGAACTTTTCGAAAGTTGGGAAAATAGGCAAATCGGTTGCATTGGCGGGAGTTATGTCCCACGCTTCCTCAAACTCACTCGATACCCCTATATGAGTGGGGTAAATCTCGTCTTTTTTAGCCTTTCGAGGTCTGCACCAATTTATCGGTAAAGGTCTTAAATAATATTTCCTTGTCTGACCTACCTTAATACGTTGTATCTCAATAAAAGCATTTCCAAAGCAGGCAAAGTCCTTTGCAATTTTACTCGCAACCTCTTCGATATTTTCGCCCTCAGGCGTTACAGACGTCAGCCAAATGTCCAAGCTTTCTTTTTGGTCCTCAGTAATAGCCTCGAGTTCGGTTTTGGCAGCTTTTGCCGAGCTTAAAACAGACATAGAGCTATAAGGTACACAATAAAAGCCGTCGCCTAAAAAATAATTGACCTTTTGCTGAATGATTCCTGCAGTCGTTGGGCTATTGTTTGTAATAGCTTGAATTCGGTCCAAACGGCAAAGGTCATAAGTTGAAAAGGGGATATATTCCCAGACCGTGCGTTCCAAAATTTCTTTTGTTGGCTCCCTGAATATATCGTCAACCTTGAAAGGGCTTAACCCGAGATTTAAGCCACCAAAAGCGTAAACCTTTTTTTCGTCCTTATTTTCCGTTTTAGGCGAATTTCTCCTATTCATTAGTATTAAGTTCTGTTTCTTTGCTTAAATTGTCTACAACCTTGTTTTTTGGCTTTTTACCTACGAACTCAACCCCTTTGTGTCCTGAATGGTAGAGATGTTCGAGTTGCTCCTGAGTCGCATTGTCAAGGTTGACCATAAATTTACTGCAAGTTACTAAACAGCCCTTAAATTTATCAGTTACTTTATACATAAAATGAAATTTTAACAAAAAAAGGGAGAGAAACAATAAGCCCTCCCCCTCCCTTCGATATTTTAAAAACTATACTGGAATAACAACTGCAGCCTCCAAAGGTAGAGCCTGAACGGTGCCTCTTGAAGTTAAAGTAATTGTGCTTTGGTTTTGGTCGTTAATAGCCGTACCCGTAACCGTCTCAAAGTTAGTAAGCTGTGCAGCGTAAGAAATGCCGAGTGTAGTCAATTCTTTAGGAGCACCCCACAACCAACGTGAGCCGTTGTTCTCCTCGTGGATAACTACGAAACCACAACAGCAGTCTTGGAGCTCTTGGATAGCCTCTCTCGTTGTCAAAGCGTGGCAAGGAAAGATAGCAACTAAAGTCTGAGTGATAACCGTATTACAATTAGCACGTTCGCCAGTTTCTGTGAAATTTGCCGTTTCTTGGAAAGGTTCAAACTCATAGAATTTTGCAGCCCCTACCATTGTAATGACGTCCACCTCGCCAGCTGTGATGTTTAAAGAAGCGATATCCTCCTTTGATGCGACCCAGAATTTAGCGACACCCCCTGCGCAAGAGTTAGCGCAATTTATTGTTAAACCTGATGTTAAACAAGACATATTTTTTGTTTTTTTAGGTTATTAAATTAGTATGCAACCGTAATGAGGTCAGAATGTTTGTAGTTGAAACCTAAGAAAAACTTTGATTTAACTTTCAATTTCTCCTCTTCCTCATCGTGCCAAGCCATCGCTTGATTCACGGGGTTAACAATATCCGTTGCTAAGACCATATTTGTGCGCTCTGTATAAAGTACAAAGTTTGCATCTTGTATACCGAGGTAACTATTAGCGTATTGCTGCCAGTCGTACATTGGCATAACTTCAATACCATTAAAGCTCAAACGCTGAGTTCCGTCAGTTAGCAAAGTTAAGTGAGCTGCTGAGCTTACACCATTATTTTGTAGGTCCTGAAGGTATTGTCTGTAAACATTAGCAGAAACCAAAAGCACTTTTTGAGCCTCAGGAACGGCAGCCAAAACATTAGAGCTATTTTCCCATACCGCTGTCAAAAGGTCGATGCCATCACCCGCAGAGAGTGGAGTACCTGAGTTTGAGTTGATGTAAGGCACTAAGTTATTAGCAACCAGCTGAGGGATATAAACCGACCACATTCCGTCCGTCAAGTTTACCGCATCGTCCACGCTTGCTTTGTTACCAAAAAAAGCAATTTTCAACATTTGCTTTTTAAGAGCCTGCACCATACGGGTCATAAGTATTTGCATAAATACCGTGCCTTCCAAATTTGTTTGATTTGTACCCGCTTTAAGTTTTTGCTTATAAACCGTGCCTACAAACTCATCATAGCAAAGCTCCAAATTTACTTTGATTTCATCGACCTCAATACAACGCTCGAACAATCCGAGTGCACCTCTTGGAGTCCAACCGCAGCCGTTAGCAAGTTGCATAATATCTTCCATTACACCAACGTAGCCGATTTGCTGCTTATTATTTACGAGCACCATTGTCTCGAAAAGTGAATCTATTTCAGCGTCAAAAAATACTGGTTTAAAGAGCATTTCCTGAGCCTGAGTTCCAACGAGACCAAT